CTCAATCGGGTAACTGATCGTAGGTTTCCTAATACGATCTGTGAAGTGGTCTTTCAAGCAGAGACAACCGAAAGTTGGAGAACAAAAAGTAAAGACGTACCAGACATAGAACGCATTTACTATCCAGTGCGACACCGTTGCCAGTTCAGTTGGTATTGTGATGGTAAACCAGATGACATAAATCAGTTGGGTATTTACATGGACATAATGCAGTTCAGTAAGATACTATTGACATCTAGGGTAATGATGTTTGATATAACTGATGGTGCGACATTTTATCATGCAGATTATGTTATGCCGTCATGGGCTAAGTCAAAAATTAAAACCATAGAGATTGGAGACCATATTTTCTATAGATGGAAATAGATTTGACAATACCCTTTACAAAATGGTAATATGTTTTTATGATAGAATTTGATTATACTTTAGATTACAAGAACACTTTCTTTTGGCCTAACGATAGACGTTATCGTATCGGTAGGGGTGAACAAGGTGTTCTGTTGGTTAGACCTTACACTGATGACATCTGCAAACACTGGAGGTTTAAAACTCCATCGATTGCATTGGCATCATCTTCTAAGATTTGTCATTTGTATTATGAATACAAAATAGAAAAAGATTTTGTTGGTATGGATATGTGTCGTAAGTTTTTAGAAATGGGTTTTACAAGAGCCAGACGATATGCAAACCACAAAGACGGTAAGAAGTATGACTCTGAGGGAAATGTTAAACCACAGGAACTTGATGCACTAACATCACCCAAAGCAAAGTCTGCAAAAATATTTAAGAGGGCAAGAGATCACGTTGCAAAAGATCCTGTCTATGTTTCAATGAGAAAGTCGTGGAGAGAAAATGAATATATTTTATCTTGATGATGACCCGATACAATGTGCAAGATGGCACGTTGACAAACACATCGTAAAGATGATAACTGAGTATTGTCAACTGTTATCTACAGCTCATCGTATTCTTGACGGTCAAATGTATTACGGTAAAACTAAAAACGGTAGGAACATCAAACGATGGTCGTTACCTGACTACAGAGAAAACGTATTGTTCAAAGCAAGTCATGTCAATCACCCATCTAATGTATGGACAAGAGAAAGTTTGAGTAACTACATGATGTTGTTTAAACTTTATATGGCGTGTATCGCAGAATATAAATATAGATACGGAAAGGTTCATGGTTCATCTAAACCATCGGTGTATCTACAAAGACCACCAAAGAACATTCCAGATGTGGGATTGACTGAGATGCCACAGGCTATGCCAGAATATTGTAAGGTTCCTAATGATCCGATTAGTGGTTACAGGAACTACTACATAAACGAGAAAGCTTATTTTGCAAACTGGAAAAACAGGGAGAAACCATCATGGTTCTAGACACATCTTTTACTGAAATTGAAGTTTTAAAAATGGACATTGCAGAGTTGACAAAACAAAACTATCAGTCTATGATACGAATCAAAGAACTGAGTGAAGAAAATGCAAGACTCAAGGCAACGAACAAAAGGTTAGAGGGTTATCCAGAGAAACACTCTTTGAGTACATCTGATTACCGAATCAAAGAAGATGCTGTCTGGAGTGAGGGTTGTTAGGATGCCAACTTACGATATTATAGACGATGAAACAAATGAACACTTTACAATTTTTTGTAAATATTCAGAACTGGAACAATACCTTGTAGATAATCCAACGTGCAGAAAGTTAATCTCTGCACCAGCGATTGTTGGTGATCACGTTGTTAAACGCATGGACGGTGGTATGAAGGAAGTATTCAGTCGAGTCGCAGAGGCTCACCCAAACAGCCCACTCGCAGATCGGTTTGGTGACAATAGAACCGCACAACAAAAGAGAGTGCAAGAGGTAGGTAGAAAACATGGACTTGTCAGAAAGAGTGGAGGGCAAGATGTTTCTAAACTTACTAATACATACAAGACAACATAAAGGATAGAGATGGCAAAGAAAAAAGAAATAAACTATTCTGATTTAGTTAAAATAGATCCAATCACAGACACACAGAAAGAAGTTTTCAAAAGTTGGAAAGAGGGTAAAAACCAGTTTCTCTGCGGTTGTGCTGGAACAGGTAAAACTTTTATTTCAATGTACCTTGCGTTTGAGGAAGTGTTAAAAAATGAAACACCATACGATAAAGTGATTATAGTGCGTTCACTTATACCAACAAGAGAGATAGGTTTCTTGCCTGGCGATGAAGAGGACAAAGCTGCACTGTATCAAGTTCCTTATGCAAACATGACACAGTTCATGTTCAAACAACCAAACGAACAAGCGTTCAGTATTTTATATGATAGATTAAAAGCACAAGGTAGTTTTTATTTTCTATCAACGTCATTTTTGAGAGGTCTTACTTTTGATAACTCAATCATCATTGTTGATGAGTGTCAGAATCTAAACTTTCATGAGTTAGATACAATTATTACAAGAGTAGGACAGGACTCTAAAATATCTTTTTGCGGTGACTTCATGCAATCAGATTTAACAAAAAGAAATGAGAAAGACGGATTACATGATTTCGTAAAAATCTTGGAAGAGATGGACGAATTTAATATCAGTGAATTTTCAATAGGTGATATTGTTCGGTCTGGTTTCGTAAGAAGTTATCTCATTCAAAAAACAAAACTAGGATTAGGATTTGAATAATGGCTTATAAACTTTCGACAAAATCACAAGAGAGACTCATAGGTGTAGAACCTGAGTTAAAAGAAGTAGTATACGAAGCAATCAAAGTCACAAAGATAGACTTTGGTGTTATCGAGGGATTACGCACAGAGGAAAAACAAAAACAACTTGTGGAGTCTGGTGCATCCCAAACAATGAAATCAAAACATCTTGAGGGTCGTGCAGTTGACCTGATGGCGTATATCGGTGGGCGAGGTTCATGGGAACTAAATGTCTATGATGAAATCGCAGATGCGATGAAAGAAGCAGCTGTCAAAGTGGACGTTGCAGTTCGCTGGGGTGCAGCTTGGACTGTTACCGATATTCGTGAATGGGAAGGAACAATGGAAGATGCAATGAACTCTTACATTGATACCAGAAGGAGCGAGGGACGCAGACCGTTTATCGATGCACCACATTTTGAACTAATGTAAGGATATATAATGACATACCCATTTGATCATGTTGAAACAGATTTACCAGATTTAAAAACAAAAACGATTGACAGAAAAAGATACTACGTCACACCAGATGACAAAGAGTATCCATCGATTACCACTGTATTATCTAATAGGGGTAAAGAGGGATTATTCGAGTGGCGTAAACGTGTCGGTAACGATGTTGCAAACTACATATCACGCAAAGCTGCGAAACGTGGAACGTCAGTTCACCAGATGTGTGAAGATTATCTTAACAATGTTGGATTTGAAAATCCAAGTTGGTGGAGTGAAAAAGAAAAAGACTTTCTTCCATTCTGTCTGTTTAATCAATTAAGAAACAACGCATTACATCGTATTAATAATATTCATGCACAGGAATGTGCGTTGTACTCTGATAAGTATGAAGTTGCTGGTAGGGTTGATTGTATTGCAGAATACAAAAACACTTTATCAATTATAGATTTTAAAACATCAACATCAGAAAGAACTGATAAATATAACGAGAACTATTACATACAGGCATCAGCGTATGCTGAGATGTATGAAGAGAGGACAAACACACCGATAGATCAAATCGTTATCATGGTTGTAACTGAGGACGGTGTGGTACAAGAGTTTGTAAAAAGTAAACAAGACTATCTACCACTATTGGAGGAAGCAATCAATGAGTTTAACTCTGCATGATGCAGCTGCAAAGAAGATAAAACAAATCGCAGAAGAAGATCCAGACGTAAAGGATTATCACAAGTTGCGTGTGTTTATACAGGGTGGGGGCTGTTCTGGTTTTCAGTATGGTTTCATGTTTGATAAAGAAAAAGATGATGACCTAAGAGTTGAGAATGGTGATGTTACTGTCGTGATTGATCCACTAAGTCTGCAATACTTAGACAGTGCAGAGATAGATTATTCAGCAGATAATTTTTCGTCACAGTTTGTTATTCGTAATCCAAACGTGCAAGCCACTTGCGGTTGCGGTAGTTCTTTTGCAGTTTAACACTTGACATTACCTACAAAATTTTGATAGTATATATAGAACGTATTCGTTGATACGAGTTGGAAATTGTTTAGGACGGCGGTGCAAATCCGCCCACCTCCACCAAATTTTTTAAAGTAACAGTTTCAAGGGGGGTGCTTTTAGATTCGACTGGGCAACTAGTAGACGAGTGGAGAATACGAGGTTGACCACCTTAACGGTTAATATAACTGCCAACGATAATTGGTACTATGAGGATTATCGCTTAGCTGCGTAGAACTCATCGGGGTCTGGCCCACCTTGTTATCCAACGGGCTACCTTTTTTATTATGGAGTTTATATGCAAACCACAAAAACATTTTCATTGAAGATAGAACAAATCGCATTGGAGAAAAAGATTACTCATATGGATGCGGTGTTATGGTATTGTTCTGAGAATGAGATAGACCCATCAACTGTCGCAAGACTAATCAGTAAAGGATTAAAAGAAAAAATAGAGGTCAATGCATCTGACCTTAATTATCTACCAAAGAAAGCCAAACTACCGATATAATGCAACCTGTAGATGTTTACTTGACATACTGTGCAATCAAAGCACATTTTGGTGAAGGTGATTACGACTTTCATAAGTTTGGTGGCAAATCCAAAGTAAGCAGAGGTTCTTTTTATAAAAGAAGTGACCGTTCTTTTTTTGTTAGACTAAGTAAAAAGTATACAGAGTATAGTGATATCAAAAACTTTCTTGTTGCAAACTTTGTCAGGTCAAATAGAAAAGGTTGGATAGGAGAGTTTAGTCAGGACGTATATGAGGATTGGAAAAAACATATACAGAGTCTAAGTTATAATTTTGAACAAGAGTTGTCACCGCACGTTGATGACTTTGAAAAATTGTTTGAAGTGCCACAGGGTTCTCATCCATTACTGATGAAAGAATACTTTGGTAAACGTGTATCATTGGAAACACTTATTATACTGGACGAGTTAGTGCAGTATCAAAAGAATTGGGATAAAAAAATGAGTGAAGATCTTTTTTGGCCAGACGTTAAAAAATTAATGAATGACTATAAAAAGTTCTTGACAATACCCAAAGAAAAGTGTAAGATAGTCTTAATAAATTTAATACAGAAGGAGCAGTAAAGTGCCTCAGAAAAGTCGTTCAGAAAATTTCTTTGAACATAAGAGCCAGAGACTTGAAAGTCGAGTAAAAGACTTAGAGTTCAACTGTGCAGAGTTGCAACGTGAGAATGAAGAGATGAGAGAGAAGGTTAAGAAACTCTCATCTCGCACCCCAGAGTGGCCGAGAGGTTACAGACCAACTAGGAGGTTCCCGAAGAAAAATGCAAAGTGAGAATAAATTTTTGTCAGTGGAACTAATCGATCACATGGGTTGTGACCTTACTGTAGTAAACGCAGCTCGTGTGTCTTTTGGAAAACATAAAGAGTCGTTTGAGGAAAGACCTGATACGAAGTTAATCAACTACCTTGCAAAACATAAACACTGGAGTCCCTTTGGTCATTGTTCTGCACAGTTTCGTATCAAAGCACCTGTGTTCGTTGCACGACAGTTAGTCAAACATCAAATCGGTTTAACGTGGAACGAGGTATCAAGACGATATGTCGATGATGAACCAGAGTTTTTTGAACCCGATGTTTGGCGAGGTAAAGCAGACGATAAGAAACAAGGTAGTTCTGATGAGTCAATTGATATCAATCCAAAAAAAGATATGGTTAATGATTATCAGCAAGTATTACATTCTGCAAAGTGGACGTATGAAGAACTTCTAAGGAAAGGTGTGTGTCCAG